CAGCCCCACCGGCCTTCTATCGGTGGTTTACAGGCAGCTCCGAACTCGCTCTCCTGGTCACTCCCAGCGGGCCACCCGTGGCTACAACTAGTGTTAATATGCAAACACAATACAACTACTTGTTAGAGTATAACAACTTAATGTTAAACTTAATGTAAAACTTAACGTTAAACTTAAAAGGTACTTAATCTATGTATTATTCTACCTGCTGCAGCCAGAAGTGACCATCCGACGTCAATTCCTAATAAAATCCCGCGTCCGGCTTTCCTCTTAACGCTCCGCCGCAAGATGTTAGTGACCGTGAGGCCGGACGCCAGCTTGAATTCCTCAGGGTCACATGTCAACATGTATGGCACCGCCGCCTCTGTCCCCTTTAGTAGCCATCTTAGCTTTTGTAGTTTCCCCATGTTGTACATTGGGCGTGGCCACACTATCCTGTCAAAATCAAAAACGTCTCCAGCCAATTTGTCAAAGCTTTTTATTCCTAGCCATATTGCACTACTCTTAAATATGTTCCCTTCTGGTATTCCCTTAAACAAATCATTTGGCAACATGGACTGGACTTCCCGTCCACTCGTACCTAGTCTCACCACCCTGGTGTTACGCAGAAATCCCGGCTGTTTGTTTGTCACGCCCCACAGGTCAACCATTGGTAACGTATCCTTGGCCCATTTTACTACTGTATCATCCCAACTGGCATCGTCGTCAATTTCTGTAACCCATTCTGATGACTTTAACGTTATCCCTAACCACATTGCCTCACACGGGGCGGTTCCACCCATGACAGCTGGTGTATTCATCAGGTTCCGCCAGCGTCGCACGATGTTCGGTGGCAATGTTCTTTCTCCTAATCTCGGGTCACTTCGTGCCCACCCTGCCACGTCATCGGCCCCAATGCGGCTGATGTCTGGCAGGACGTCCCAACCTGTCCATGGTATGAGGCGGCTCCCAAGATTCCACCACCCCGCACACACCTCACTACCTCGTGTCAATGTGGCCGAATCAATCCATGGGTTAGCGTACACCAATGATCTTATCCCTCGTGCTGGCACGCCCATTATCCAATCGTTATTGTAATATTTACGCAAAAAGTCTCCCACCCCACCAAAGAGACATTTTGATGCGTTAACAATCATTCCCTGTGCTTTGAATCCCTGCAGTACGAGGTCGCTGTTTACTCTTCTTCGTGACCACATTATGATGTCGTCTCCCTGAACAAGCATACTCACCCTTGTTGATAGCCTTCTTGCCGTGATCTTTGCTGACACAGCGCTTATCATACTCCCCAGCACAGATGTTATCCGCCAACCACTCAGCAGCCCTTTTTCATACTTAACTTGATGGCCAAATAACTCGCAAAATGTGTTAGATATTGCGGCCTTTTCCTCGTCTAATATCGTGTTCCAATGGTTAACATTTTCCTCGAGATTACTCTCAAAGGTACCGTGTTCCTTTGCGTTGTCAAAGAAATTTAGGACAACCCAGTCAGGCACATTGTGATCAAATTTACTTGCATCCACTGCACCGTACCACCTATTTCCAAATTTCCACAATCCTGACTGTACCGGTGGCACTTTGAACGTTGCCGGTATTGGTGGCCAGCCCATTACCCACATGAGGTAGCTTTGCCTAAGGTAACTTTTCATTCCGGCGGCAATGACCAATCTCGTTTTGCTTGGCTCTTCCTTAAGAGCCACTGCGCTACGTGCATCCTCTTGTGTGTTGTAGTACCAATTCCTGATTGATCCGTATTCTCTGATTGTTTGCAGGCTCCACACCCACTTACTTCTGATCTTGTCCTCTCCGATCTTAACACTAGGGGCTGACCCACCTGTTGCCCATTTGCTGGGGTCATCCAAGAATGCATCAAATGCTGCTTTCCCAATCCTCTTCGCCATGACGGGTCTGCGTCCTGCCTTCCACAATTCGTGGACTTGTGTCATCATTTGCTCAGCTTCATCCCGCATTTCTTGGCCATCCCACAGCGTACAGATTCCTTGTCCTGTTGCTACGATTCCCAGCTTCGTGTCCAGCTCCCCGCCAAGATCTTCCAACGAACGTCCGTATGCCAAATTTATTACTTCTGCCCCCCGCGTTGGTTTACGTATATCTTGCCAGTATTCTTCCGCCTTCTCGTAGCCAAAGCGCCGTACCAATCTTGACATGGTGTGTTTCCTACCTGCTGTTATCCGGACCACACGATAGCCAAGCTTGATTATGTCCTCCAGCCACTCTATTCTGTTTGTAACCATCACGTGTTCTGATTGGTGATGTTTCAACCATTGTATCGCATCATTCATTACCCAATACTTGTAATTATCAGTGTCTAGGAACTTTACGCCATACCTTACCTCCTGGTATCTAGTTTTACCGAATCCTGGTGGAGCATACAGAACGATGGAATTGCCACTCTTCTCGTATGTGTTGTTCCCATAACTTACCCAATCCTTTAGATCCTTGATGAGGGCATCCTTCTGCCATGGTGCTGGTCCCCCTAGTGTGTGCCAAGCTTGGAATAAAAGCACGGCTCTCCATTCTTGCATTGTTCTCTTCAGAGCTGGGTCAGTTGACATGTCGCTGATTGCCTTGAACGCACGTTTGACTATGGCGTTCGTTTTTCCTTCCTCCATCCCAGCGACACGTTGTTCAATCTTTCTGAAAATTCCCCTTATTATCCCTAAAGACCATTTTGGCCATAATTTTGTTATCAATGTCGCCGCCCTGCTGAATGTTCCCAACTTGTACTTACTCGCTCCCCTCCATCGTACCAGGCGTTCGGATGTCACAAATTCTTCCCGGGGGTCAATTGGGTCGTGAAGCATCATATCAACATTTTTTAGCCAATCAACAATTCTGTTTTTATCTGATGCACTCACTTTTATTGTGATGTCTTTCCTTATTATACCCTCATCTCCATACCCTGGCGGCTTGCCGGCGCCTCAATCCATTGCGGGCTCAACTTTCTCTTTTGCTTCGTCAACCGTTGGCGCCACTTTCTCTACCAACTTAGACACCCCCTTCTCTATCAGTGGTGCAGCTACCTTTGTTGCAGCCTTTGCTGCTGCGCCACCGAGTAGTTTCCCCGCCCCCCAACCTGCCAATCTCTGCAGCGCCGCCGTGACCACTGGTGCTGCAATTGCCGCGATCGTGGCCAAAATTCCAGGGTCAGGCCAACTCCAGCCTGTCACTTCTACTCTCCCCACCCCCTCTTCCCCCCCAGCACAGTGTGTTCTCGTCCACCAGTTAGGTGCGGCCTCAATCGTGTACAGCACCATTTGCTCCACACGACTGAAGCCCCATCCAACCGCGTTCCCGAGTGGTCGCCATCCAGAGTACGTGTCCACGTTCTGGTTCCAGCAGATTTTGTCCCACATGTAGTCCAGCGTTGTCCCCGTTCTCAGTGTACCTCGCTGTCCCATCAGCCACGTGATGACAAGTGGTGCTTGGGCACTCCTGTCCATGTTTGACCCCACCCACTCATCTTTCATCCAGTCCTCAGGCGTGTATGTAGCACGTGCTACGCTGTATGCCGTCCCGTTTGGCCCTGTTCTTATTGTGATCTGGTCCAGCTTTGTCCATGTCACCTGTTTGCCGAATTTACGCAACAGGCCCATCTTCTTCCACCACGCAATCGAGTTGCTACTCCATCCTCTCCATGATGCCATGCTCCAAACGACCCGTGCGTCACCTTCTTGCAGCCCAACGTATTGCCAAGCATTCCAGGCTGCTTCGGTCATCCCCACACGCGGCAGCTTACTGCGCACGTCGTTGTCCATCACGATCGTTAATTCCTCCAATGGCTTATCCAGCCCAGCCACCATGCCAATGGACAGGTTTGCAGCGTTGAGAGCCGACTCGTTCAATGAACCCAATAGCGTTGCAAGTCCCTTGCAGTGCTGCACTACGTCCCGTCCACCGGTAAACCTCCTCTTTGGTGCACCGGTACCAATTAGCTCCATGTGCGCTGCCAGCCTGTTTTGCCACTCTGCCGTCTTCACCTGCCACAGGAATGCCCCAGGACTCTCATCCGTGTGACAGATCACTCTGCCAGCCATCAGCCCCGGTATTGTTTGGTCGTCCGGGCGCACAATCTCTGGTGCTACATCCCAGAGTGCATTCCATCCTCGCTTGAAAGGTGACAGTCTGAGTAGCCCCCCGTAGCGAAGGATCCATGTCGCGAGCTTCCAGCCAACATCCCTCCCACTCTGGTTGTCCCACTTTTCCCATGACAGCCCATTCACAATGGTGTATGCATTCAGGGCTGTCGATCCCGATGCTGTTGCTGTCCACCACTCGGATGTTCCAGGTTTCTGCTCGACTGGTGGGTTCTTCATCACCTCGGACATGGGATGTTTGTCATATAGCGCTACTTTCCTTATGGCCATCCTCTTCTTGCTGTAGTCAGACACCCCGTTGTACTTGAGAGCCGCGTCCTGTGTCAGGGATCCATTTGCGTATCCTTCAGCTGGTCCTATCCCTGAGAAGAACAGTAGTGCTTTCGCGTCCGCGTGTTCCTTCCACCTTACAGCAAATCTGACGACTGTTCCAGTGTTGCCGATCACTAGATGCTCGCTCAGTTCGTACACCGTGCCGTCCTCGATCAGCGTTGAGCTCCAGGGTACTGCGTTTCCCCCGGAATTCTCCTTCAGACACACCCATGTGCCATCCCACGGTGCGGTCGATGTTGTTGTGTAGAACATGGGCTTTGTCCAGTCGTTGTCAGGGTATATCCACTCATCCGCACCCAGTCCCTTCTTTGCAGCCAATCCACCCTTTGCCCCGGGCTCGTCCTCACTTATGATGGAGATGCTACTACCCAGTTGGCTGCTTATCCCCTCAATCCAGTTGGCTACGGTTGGATTCTGTGCGGCTGGTGTCCACTTTGCCCCCCTGGAGAAGAAATCCTTCCAGTACAGTTCTGCGCACATGGCGTAAACATACTCCATGTTCCCCCCCATCCCTGATCTGGTGATGATCTTGTCGAGTGCAGTTCCTGAGTCCATTGACACTGACCCTGCTCCTGCTTGCCCCAGGCCAAGCCAACTGGCAAAGTACCGACGTGTGTCTACCCACGTTATGTTCCCTGTACCCTTCCATGGTGTCATCGTCGGTCCAGTTCCCGGCCGCCAAGCATCCCCGATGTTCTTGCTCGTAGTGTCGATCAACACTAGGACCGCCTTCCTTGGTGCCGCTATCCTTGTGCTGCTGGCTATTGGTTGGCATATGAAGCCGCTTCCGTCGGGGCCATTCACTTTCAGATGTCCTGTTTCTTGGCCCATGTTCCAGTACCTGCTGTCAAGGTGTGCATACAGGTAAGGCCAGTACCACGACCCCGCGTCAGACGCTTTTATTGGCACCACTGCTACACTTCTGCCCAATGACGCGGATGTAAGCACGTCAGCCTGTTGTGCTGCTGCTGCTCTCACTTTCCCTGTCGCGAGGCTGATGAATGTGTCGAGTGGTAAACAACACACCCTACCTGTCATCGTATTGTTGGCGTTGTCAGCGGCATCGTAGTCAATCGTGGTGTTGTATCTGTCTCTCATTCCCAGCTCAGGTGCCAACACCGCTGATAGCCTATCCTCGGACAGAGGGTTGCATTCCCTTGCATCTGAGTGCATCATCCCGATCAGGTTCACCAGCACCGCTTCATCTTCCCAATCAGCGTGCACGTCGGCCAAGATGTCCGTCACCCATCCTAGCGATGACCAGTCCCATGCCGTAGGCGCCTGAGCTATTGTTTGGCGTCCGTCCTTCTCAAACTGCGACGTGAGCCGGCCGACAACCGCCAATCCCAAATTTGTCATCGGGGGTCTCTCTCCTGAGTTGGAATTACGTACCAGGACTGTCTGTCCTGGCATCCGGTCGAACCACACTCCACCCCCCTGAGACGCTTGGGCTGCATCAGGGTACAGATCACGGTACCCCACCGTTCGCCAGCCGCTGTAGTGCTGCCCTGCGCTGTACCTGTTATCCCCTTTTTCCAAGCCAGCCTGCCTGACATGTTCGGTCTGTCCAGGTGCTCTACCGACGGATGTTCTCGGCATTACTTCCTTTGGCGCGGTATTCACTAAGTCATTGATGGTCTCGACCAGTGAGTTGTAGTCTGTCGCGCTAGCCATTTTGTCTCAGCCGTGAATATTTTCGGTCCGGGTGTTAACAATCTTGTCTTTGACCTTCTTTTCTCAAGCCTCCTTCGGAAGGAATTTACCTTTGCACTCAGGTAAATTCCCCGGCTGTTCGGTTTTGGGGTTGATCCCTGGTGTAGATGTGAGCCCACCAAGCCCAGAGCGAGAGATGCGCAGATGCTTTTCGTAGCGTGGATTAGACACTCGATACAAATGCTTCTCTCGTCTCCCGCTCTGGGCTTGGTGGGCTCAC